ATAGCCATAATGCTCGGTTTTTGATTGCTTAATAAAGCCCTATTTCCATCCACCCCTCGCCCATTATCCCAACCACGGATAAATTCACCGCGCATGTCTGGTAATTGCCCTGACGGATATATCTGTGCCAATTTTGGATAACGACGAGTATCAAATCGCTGTCCGTTCATAGCTAAGCAACCTGTTGGGACGGTAGAGAGTGGATGAGGAATAGGAATGCCAATAAATAAATCATGTAAGGCATTAAAATCAGTGGCGTTGGCTTTTTTCCCAATTTCCGCAAGCAAAGTCGCCTTTAAGTTTGCATCACCAGCTAATGCACGTGCCAATTCTTCCAACGTGTCTAACGCCGCTGGGGCTGACCCCACCAATGCGGCGATTGCGGTTTTCACAAATTCTGTTGTGGCAATTTGTGTGTTGTTGGTGTTTGGGTTGGCAGTAGGAGCTGTTGGGACACCTGTGAACGTGGGGCTGGCTTTTTGGGCGTAGCCTGTGCGGTCTTGGTTGATGGTGTCTACTTGGTCTTTTAGCCAATTCGTTCTCGCACCCAGTTCTTTGGCTTGGCGATTATCAACGCCATCTGGACCCCCCATTACAGGGTCGGAGGTTTCCAGTTGATAGATGTTTTCCACCCATTGTCGGGTTAAGGTTAAATTTGCCATTTTGTTTCCTTTTTGAATTAAGCTGTGCCACGATTAAATCTGCCGTTACGCATTGCCATACCGTTGTGCCGAAGTGCGGCTTGACGGTAGTCTAAGCTCGCTAACACACAGCGAGCTGGTGCGAACACATGCAAGGTCTTACGCAGTAAATCGGCTTGGTCATTGGTGATAGCTTGTTGCAAAATCACGCGGTAATGCGCCCATTTTGAACGGTCGCCGTGGTAGTAAGTGCTATCTCGGATAAATGAACCGTCGCGACGTTTGTCAAACAAGCCTTCAATAATCTCCACTTCGCCAAAGCCCAGCTGGCGAATAATTTCTCGCATTGCCCACGGCGTGCCTTTGTAGCGGTGCAGTTCGACAGCTCGCTTGATGAGTTTCCGTTTGGCTTCTACACTTTCGGCAAGCAACCAGCCGTCATAACCTGTCACACTCCATTTTTCGGCAAGCAGCTCCAAAAATGCCACAGGGACTAAATCCACAAAACTGGTCATAATTTGTGATTTATCCAGCAAATTTAACCGCTTGCCAAGGTCGGCAAGTGCGGTGAATTTTTCAGACGTTTCAATAATGCTGGGATATTGCAACTTAGCCATCTTTTCGCCCTGCGTTGATGTTTATCGTGATGCTTTCGCATTCTGCCCATTGTTCAGGCGTGAGCTCAGTAAGTTGTGGGCTTGCCAAATGCACGTTATACACGCCTGCGACTTTCAGTACGCTTTGAATATCGAGAGGTACGATGTCCAGCCCCAATTTTTGCGTGCGTGATGAAAGATAGGTTCGCAAAGCGGTTTCGGCTTTGGCTTTCACTTCATTTTCGGCGACGGTAGCGAGCAAATCTAAGTTAGCAACCACACGATAGCTTTTGCGTTCAGGCGCGGCCACAATCACGGTGTCGCACAGCGGTCGGCGTTTTTCGCCACTGATGTAATGGCGAATTTTTTCCTGCAAAATCTCAGACGGCAGTCCGTGCTTGGTCAATACCGTGACTTTGACCGTGCCGCCTTGAGGGGTGGAAATCGCCACATCAGAAATCACTTGCGACACGCTACGAGTGTGATATTCGTAAGCGGCAACTGAACCGCAAGTGGTAAAAGCTTCAGGCGCAAGCAAAATCCGCTTGCGGTAGGCGTCATCGCTTTCGGTTCCAATGCCGTTTGCCGATACGTCAATGTTAGAAACGCTTACGCCTGTAGGCAGTTCGCTTTTGAGCGTTTTGATTTGCCCAATTTGCCAGCCATTGCCGCTTTCGCCTGTGGTTTGGCAAAGGGCTGAAACATCCACATATTGTTCGGTGGGATTAATGCGCACTTCTGTTTGAGTTGCAAAGAGCAAGCTATCAGTCGCGGCAACCAAAGTGCCTTGCGGAATCACGATTGCCGAATGCGACCCTGCGATACTAAATCGCAACGTGACGTCTGCTGCTTGGTCAGATAAGCGATAACAGCCCATCGGCTCACCGCATAAATCTAAAGCAAGCCCTGTGGCAAATTGCGGGAAGGTTTGCAAAAAAGCATGGTTAATGCCTTGTCGCACCAGCATTTCGCGGTAGGCGTAAGATTGAATAATAGAGCGTTCAATGTGGGCAGGTTGCAATGTTTTACCTGTGTGCTGCTCGTAGTCGGCAATGGCGTCCGCTAAAATTTGCTTAATATCATCGGAGACAATTTTCACATCTTCTTTTCTCATTGCACCACCTGTGTCTGATAAAGTTCCCGATATACATCGTCCACTAAAGTCCAGAAAATCAACAATTCAAAATGCGGAGCTTGTCCGCTGATTTGCACACTTTCGACTTCTATGCGGTTTTCCCATCGTTGTAGGGCAATCGTGATTTCACGCACCATATTCGGCAGGGCGACATCTTCGGGCTGGTCAATATATTGAAAATGATCCGAGCCAAATTCAGGGCGAAGAATATCCGTGCCTTTGAGGGTATTGAGAATGTTAGCAATGCACTGATGAATATCATCAATGCCTTGCACCGCCTGCTCGTTAAGATTCGGTGCAAGTTGCCAGTGGGTTGAGTGTATCGGATTTGTATTCATAGCCTTGATGATACAAGGCTATGTGAAGGAGGGCTTTTAAACTGATTTAAAGAAAAGTGCGGTCAAAGATTCTAAGATTTTGACGGAGAAGTGAGCTTACCATCGCCTTGTTCAAGGTGTTTATGATTTTTCAGCGAAATACCGTCTGCGATTACATCGCCACCGTTCACCCTGACATTGCCGTTGTTCACTTCCACTTCGCAATTATTGACGATAACTTTACCGCTGGTATGAATAGTTAAATCGCCCGATTTACGGTCGTGGGCAATAGTTGTGCCGTTTTTAAATTTTTTGAACCAAATGTCGCCATCTTGCACTGGCGTTCTGTCTTGCTCGTTATAAATCGCCCCCAACACGCAACCAACTTCGCCACGTGCATCAAGTAAAATCGCCACCAATTCTCCCACGTCAGGCAAGCAGTAAAACTGGTTTCCGCCTGCGTTTGGCGTGAGGAAAGAGAGCCACGCAGTTTCTAAATCTTCCAATGCAGGAATTTTACACCGCACTTTGTGGCTTTTTGGGTCGATTGCCGACACAATGCCTTCTTGATAGGTCGCACCAAAATTATGAGTTTGCATTCGTCATCTCCATGCCTAAAGTCATCAAATCATCGGGGATAAATTCCAACATTCGCACCTCGATGCTGGTGGTGTAGCCCTGTTTATTAAAGGTGTGGCGTGATTGTTTGATTAAGTATTTGCCCGAAAATATGCCCAAATTTTTAAACATAATGGTTGAACCTGCCACCAGTTTGGGGTTGCCAATCAGGGTAATATCGCCTGCACTTTGGTCTTCGTTTTGCTCACTTAATGCTGCATCGCCTCTGGCATCAATCTGTTCTTGGCTTTCGCCACGTGTCGTGATTTTGAGCGTATCGCCACTTGCTGCCTGTGCCTGTTTCATTTTCGGGCGAAGTGCGGTGGCTTTTTTGCTTTTTTTCACCACTTTTTTACCGCTTGTATCAAATCCTTTGATTTCCACTTGCTTTGCTGTATCTTTAATCCGATCTCGAAGTCGCAAGCTAATACATTCGCTTTCATCGAGTACGACTACGGGTTCGCTTTGCCCGAGTTCATCTTTATCGGTAAACACCAGTTGATTGCCCACAATCTTGAAACTGTGATGATATTCACGGGCAAGGCGGGCAAGAAATTCCACATCACGCTCTTGATATTGGGTAATGCGTTTAATCGGAATGTGGCGAATTTTGCCCACCACTTTGAGTTTCAAGCGATTTGCCACCGCTGCCACCACTTGGGCGAGCGTGGTGTTCTCGTAGGCTTTTGGTTTAAGCGTGCGGTTAGCTTTGCTAATGCCAGTGGATAAGGCTCGCAAGGTAATGCTAGACGGGTGATAGCTGTATTCCACCTCATCAATCTCAAATGCCCCAATTTCGACTAACGGCTCGCCCTGATAGCCAATCGCTGCCTTCAGCTTGTCACCTTGTGTGGGAAACCACTGGCGAATCCACTTGCCGTTGATGTCTTCAAACTGCACAGAGAGTTCGTCTGATTGCCCTTCGAGATAGTCAGTGTAGGTCAATTCCAGCAAAGACGGCTCAATATCAGCGGTAATGTTGGTTTTCTCGTAAAAAAGCGAAAAATCGGGCGTTTGGACTTTACTCATTATTTCCTCTTAACCACGGCGGTAAATTTTCGTTTTGGGTCGGCTTCACATTTAGCACAGGAATAAATACAGTCGCCCCAGTAGGCAACACTTCACAAAAACTGATATGTGGATTGGCTCTAATGATGCGAGCATATTCCAGTGCGTCGCCATAGTAATAATAGGCAAGGTTATCCCAGCGTTCGCCTTGTTTGACGGTATGTTTAAGTACGGTTTGGGTCATTCAAAATCTCCACGTTTTCATCTTCACGCAATACGATCCAAGCGGTCATTTTGGCCACTGAATTTGCGGAATTATCCAGCCGCTCATTGATTTCAGTTAAAGCATTATCGGCAGGCGTAAACCAGTTATTCCATTCGCTATCAGCAGACGCCCGACTGAAACTCTGTTTCATTATTTGCAAATCATCATATACCGCAGACACATCACGGCTAAATTCGCTAATGGCAGGCAGATACTGGCGAACGCCCTCAAAAGCAGATTGCATTCCGACCAGTTCGCCAAAACCACCCAAGGCGTTGTCTAAATTAGCAAGCGTACTCGGCAAATACGCCAATGCGGACGCGGGGTCGTGTGCCAACTGGCGAACTACTGCAACGGTGTTGCGAACTTCGTCCACCGCACGTTTGCCTTGGTTGTAGAGTTCCACGCCACGGCTAACCGCACTTTTCACAGTTGAAAGTGTGTTGGCTAAGCCTTGCGGCAAAATCGAACCGAGCAAAGATTTACCGCCTACATTCAACGCCGCACCGAGCAAGCCCGCTTGCCCATTGCCGACAAATTCTTTCAGGCTGATATTCATCTCACGTGCCAACGCATTGCCTTTGCCGTCCGTGAAAAGTGTGGTCGATGAAATATCGGTGATCACAAAATTGCCTTTGTATTTTGAACCCCACATCAAGGCAAGGGCGTCTTGCTTGGCTTTTGCCGAAAGTAGCGATTGATAGCGACTTTCCACACCGCCGATTTTGTGGTGTAGTCGAATAGCAAAGGATAAATCTGTCAGTTTCTCGCCCATCGCTTGCAGTTTTGGCTTGCCTTTGAGCACCGCGTGTTCGGCAAAATCCGCAGAATGGGTTTCAGAAAAATCGGTCAAATTGACAGGCTCAAAGGCGATATTACCTAGCATAAAATACATTAGTAAGCTCTCCGTCTATATTGATCATTTTCACGATTGACTGTATCAATAATTAAACGTTTAAGTTCGGTTAAAGTCATATTTAGCCCCTGTTGAAGGTCATTTAAAATATCATCTTTGCCTTGATTTCCATTAAGTTGAATAGTCGGACTAAAATGCACCGTAATGCCTTGGGCTTGTGTGGTTTCCGATGACATAACTTCTGCACGGTTTAACGGTTGATAGTTCGTAAGTAACCCGGTATTGTGTGAAACGCCGTTTAAACCGACCGCACTTGAAAGATTGTCGGAAGCGTCTTCAGCCATCGGAAGGGATTTATTCATGCCGATGGCCAAACCTTCCACCAAGTTCACACCATAGTCCTTAAACACACGCGAAGGAGAATGGATCTTCATTTCGCCAGTAAACCAACCTTTGATAGATTGTCCTAGACTAATAACCCATTCTTTCGCGCCGTCCCACGCATTGCGAATACCATTGACTAAGCCGTTGATAAGGTTAGAACCAAATTCGGTAAACTTACTTGGTAAATCAATCCCAAACCACGACAACACGGTAGAAAATACTTGCTGGAATAAACCGAGTGGCGACCAATTCAGAATAGTTGCGGTAATATTGCCAATGCTTGAGCCGAAGAAATTGGTAATGTTCGCCCATGCTTCCGAGCAATAATTACTGATACCCGTCCAAGCCGATGAGAAAATACTTGACACGGCAGCCCATTTCTTTCTAAACCACGCAGAAATCGGTTCCCAGTATTGATAGATTAGAAATGAACCAACGGCAATACCTGTGATCAATAATCCTATCGGTGTAGTAAGTAATGCTCGACCGACAAATAAGATCCCTTTGCCTGCTAACATTAAGCCTTTAAATAAAGCACCTGCCAAAAGTTGCCCTAATCTTGCTGCGAATACCGCCGTTTTACCAATAAAGCTAATCAAATTGGTTACTAAAGCCCGACCAACAAATAAAATACCTTTACCTGCAATCATTAGACCTTTGAATAATACTCCTGCTAAAGTTTGCCCCAATCTAGCAACAAACATCACACTCCTAATGGTATAACCAATTAAATAACCAATGCCGACTAATAGTTTATTGAATGTGAAAAGCAGTGATTTACCAACTATTCCACCTAAGAATAAAAATGCTTTAGACGCAAAAGTTAAAACAGGCGATAAAAGTTTGAAAATACCAAATGTTTTTTTAGCCACAGCCCAAAATGGCAAGATTGCTGCCAATGTTAAACTTAGAGTTGATTTGAGTGCGATAATGCCGCCAACTAAACCAATCAATGCACCACCGAATTGTAACCCCCATTCCACATAAGTTGGATTTTTGGCGATCCAATCAGAAAAACTATGCACTAAAGGTTTAACCGCATTGACTACATTATTGATAATAGGTAATAAAGAAGAACCAAGCGTAATGCCAATTTCATTAAATCCGTTTTTTAGTAATTGAAGATTGTTTTCAGTTGTTGCACTACGAGCAGCAAACTCCTTTTCCATTGACCCTAGATATTTAGGTTTGCCGTTTTCATCGGTGTCTTGCAAGGTTTTAATGCTTTTTTCAAGCAAATCTACATTACCTGCAATCGAAGACACATCGTCCGCATATTCTTTACCAAATAAATCAACCAATACGCCTGTTCGTTTGGCTTTTGGTAATTTTTCGACACGTTTTAAGAAATCAACAATCGCTCCTTGTCCATCTTTGGCAATGTTCTTTTTCAGTTGTTTAGCAGAAATACCCACTTCTTTTAGTGCTGCTTGGAATTTTTTGCCACCTTTGTCTGCGGTATTAAGTGAAGTCAGCATTCCATTGATTGCGGTACTTGCTACTTCTGGCGATTTACCTAATGAAATAAAGGTATTGGCTAAAGCAGCTGCGGCATTTTCAGTTAAACCAAAATCTTTAGATACACCAGCAATACGCCCCAGCGTGTTTACAATATCAGATGCTTTAGCAGGCGAACTATTCGACAACTCATTGATAGCGTCTCCTAAGTCGCCAATTTTACTGATCGGGATTTTGTACACATTAGCAAGTTTTGCCATTGAGTCGCCACTTTGTTCTGCCGACATATCAAAGGCGACCGACATTTTGGCTATGGTTGTAGTAAATTCTTTCAAATCTTGTTCTGCAACACCTAATTGACCACCTGAAGCAGTAATTGCGGCAAGCTCTTCTGCGGTCATCGGTAATGTTCGAGTAAGCTCTAGAATGTCCTTTGAAAGATTTTTGAAGCCTTCAGGAGTTTTAAAATCAACAACTTTTTTCACATCAGCCATTGCACTTTCAAATTTAATTGCAGGCTGTGCCATTGATGTAATCGATGTGCCAACAGCAGTTGCCATAGACCCAAGCGACATAAAACCTTTTACAGCATTAAGACCAAGTGATCCCATTCTGGCTTTTATTCCTTGAGTTTGGTCTCTAAAGATCTTAAACTCATTTCTCAAGCTCTTAATGCCAGCTATCGCACCGCCGACAGAAGCACCGATCACTAAACTAATTGCAAGATTTGATGACATTGTTTATAGTGTCCTTATCAAGAAAGGGGGGTAAATATGAAAAGCAAAACATCTGAATTTGATTTCATTGAAAGCGCAGTTGTGCTGTTTGCTGTTATTGGCTTTGCCTACACGCTTTATTCATTTTTATCATTTGCTTGGAATGATTTAAGTGGCTTGCAAATTGCTTTAGCCATATTTGCTTGGGTGGTCCTTTGGGAAATTATTGGAGCAGGTTTTATCTTCTTTTATCGAATTTTTACTGGTAGATTAGTCATTTTGCAAAAATTGAGTAATCTACTTTCAAAACCATAATAACAAAGCCGCTTAAATAGCGGCTTTCGTGTAATTGGCTTTTATCTGCCGTTGGGCTTGAGTGAGCCACCGTTCAATATCATCAAGCATCATTTCTTCCAAATCAGAATGGGAAAACCCAAACCAAAACGCCAAGTCTGCTAAGGCTGCGTCGAGTGTGGCAAGTTCAACTTCCCCTTTTGCATTTTTTCGACCACTTCTGCCGCACGTTTGAAGTCGGCAATATCCAACTCATCTAAATCTTCAGGCACTAAACCTGTCACGATTGAAAGCAGGCTAATACTTTGCTCAATATCTGTACTACCTTTCATTTTGCGAATATCTTTCGCTTTTGGACGTCGTATTTTTAATTCAGTGATGGTTTTACCTTCCCCATCTTGAATCGGGAAATCGAGGGCGACAATAACGTCAGACATAAAAAACTCCTTTGTGAGTATGTTGTTTAACTTTCACAAAGGAGTTTACTTAAATGGGGTTTAAACGGCTTTTAAACTGATTTAAAGAAATCTATTGCCCGATATTAGTGCGGTATTTTTGCAACACATCTTGACCGTTTACGCGGTAGATATTCGCAAACACGTCCACAAACAGAATTTCTTTGCCTGCCAGCGTTTGCTTGATAGACATAATTTGGAAGCTGTCGGAATGCTCGGTCGCCTCTTTGTTTTTCAGGCTGCCCCCCGTGGTTTTGTTAAATGCCACGTTCATAATAGTGACAAGGGCTTCTTCCGCAGCCAAGCCACGAGAATCAAATACCTGCACATTAGAACGTGCCATCAGTTGCACGTTTTTATAAGGATTATAGGCGTTTACTCGCACTTCAGGATAAAAACTATCCCAAATCACTTCTCCTTCCATTGCATTTAACCCTGCAGGCAATTTGATTGTGCCGTGTAGCCCCAAGCCTTTGTGTTCAATAAACTCGAACTCGATGTCAGGCAATTTAAACTCTTTGGCTTTGCCAAGTAGCGAGTTGCCGTTCATATACACATTGGCGTTCACAATCTGATGAATTGCGGTACTCATAATTTTCTCCTTCTAGCGTTGTGACACCAAGTTCACTAAGTATTTACGGGTCATTACCGATTTATTGCTGATAAGCTCGGCTGGCAATTTCGGCGTGTATTCATACATCAACGGCACGTGACCTTTGCTAAATTCATCGACTAAGTCAGTGTCGTAGTCAAGGCTGACGCGATAACCTACGATTGACGGCAAGGCTCGCAAATAGGTGTCTACTGTTTCCAATAAACTGTCAATCAACGCATCATCAATCGGGCGGTCGATAAATTGCAACTCGGTGCGGCGAATGCTTTCGTCGATTAAGTCACCTGTGCGCAACGCCGTTTCAAAATTGATGATATGGGTTACCGTTGGATAGTTTGACGAACGGTTACCCCATAAGCGGAAACCTGTACCGAAGCTGTTAAAAATTGTGGTAATACCGACTGCGTTAAGCAGGTTGGTTTCTGATTGTTCATCGTCCACACGAGCAGTCAATGGCACTTCCATTCCAATCACGCCTTGCAACTGACGGTTTGAAGTAGAGAACCAGTAGCCGTTGTCGGTATCGGTTTTCATCCGCAAGCCTGCTGCGTGCACCGCTAAACTTTCAAGCATATTGCTAGAGCCCAACGCATAAGGGAAGAAGTGGCGAACACGTTCAGAGCTTGCTGAAGCGTTTAACGTGCCAAGTGGACCACGCCCTTGAATCGCTTTAGAAAGCGATGTGCCTTTCGGCAATTGCACATACGCCACTGCTTTTAACTGTTCAGCTAATGTTGAAAGTGCGGCAGCACAACTTGCGGTTTTATCAAATTCAGGGCAGATTAGAATTTTTGCATCTGCACCGTAAAGGTTGAAACCATCACGCACCAATTCCAAGCCTTTGCGTTTGCCCGTCGCTGAATCAATGCCGCCTTTGATGTCGGCTTCCGTCACTTTTTCAGGGTCGGCATAGGCATAAGTGGCTTTTAAGCCTTCGTGCATTGCTTTCAAGGTAATTTCCCCTGTTTGCAAATTCACGCTGTAATCGCTGCCTTCCGATAAGGTTTGGCTGTTTGATTGAAGCGTTAGGCTTAATAGACCCGCTTTTGCGGTTTTCGTCATTAAAGTGCTGCTATCTTGGGTAAGCACTTCATCGTTTACGTCGGTTTTGTGTTTTTTCGGATCTAACACATTGACCACATACACCTTACCTGCAGCATAGCGAGCCAATACATCAAAGGCATCAGGCAGGGTAAAGCCTTGGTTTAAAATCACACCAAATTGAGCAAAATCTTTGGTGGTTTGGCACACGGTCAATTCATTGACTGCGCCGATAGGTGCAGTCCCTACGATGCCAATAATTGCACCGTCCACCGTTTCCACCGCGACAGAACCGCCTGCCACGCGTGTTGTTTTCGTTCCGTGATGAAACGCCATAATGTTCTCCTTATGGTTCTTTGCGGCGGTAACGTGCCGCGGTAAATTTTGGTAAATTTTGCGGCTGGTGTGCTTCCACCTGCCACGTTTCAGTTTGAATAATCAGTTGGTATTGCCACAGCCCATTGTCTTCGCCTGCAAACTCTTCGCTAATCAAATGACAAGCGGTGCAATTGGTCGGCTTAAATCCTACAATCGCCAGCCGTAACTGGTCGAGCATTTCCAACGCCCCTGTATCATCGTGTTGGCTGCGGGCAATCACTGTGAGGGCAATCAGCACTTTGCGGCGCTGTTGGATAATGTCGGTGCTATCAAGACTTTCAAATTTGGAACCTGCATACTGCACCAGCACCGCACCATATTGGTCGGTGAGGTTGTAGCGGTCTAAGTCATCGGGAAACAACTCGATGGAAAAACGCGTGGTCTTCTGTTCGATGTGGTTTCGGATGCTTTCCAAAATAGGCAAAGTGGCACTCATTGATGCTCCCTTAATAGCCCGACAAATCCAATTTCTGTGGTGCGCGAGCTTTAAATTTCAACGCAGACGGTAAGTTGTCATCACCTTCCGCACCGATTTCTGTTAAGCCCAAATGCAGTTTGCCACTGGCAATGCGCTCCAAATCTTTTAAGGCTTGGCTATGGGTTTCTTTCACATTGTCGGGAAAGCCTTTGCCTTCAGGACGGCGTGAATACAACCAATAGCGAGCCAGTTGTAGGCAAATGTTACGCACAAGCGTTGGCACATCATTTAACGGTAGCAAATAACGTGAACGTAAATAGCCGTCCACCGTTTCGGTAGCGTATTCGCATGCCTTGTTTAATACGGCATAATCGACGTCCGTTGCTCTTGTGTTGTCATTAGAGAGCTGCACAAGCACCACTTCGCTCACCACTTCCGTTAAATCTTGTGCCTGAATGTACATTATTCTTTACCTTCGCCTTTGTTGTTTTTGTTTGCCTTTTCCGCTTCTTTGCGGGCTTTTTCTGCTTCAGCTTCCGCTTCTTTACGGGCTTTTTCAGCTTCTGCTTCCGCCTGCTTGCGTTTTTCGTCTTCGGCTTCGTCTAATTGCACATAAAGCGAAATGCGAGTGGCTTCTTCGTCAGTCAGTTCGAGCCTATCGCCTTGCTCATAGCGTTGATTGTTGTGGTAAATCGCCATGGTGCTGATGACGGCGTAGAGTTTGGTTTTGTCCATTGGTTTTCTCCTAGTGAAACGGTGTTACAAATCTCCCCTAACCCCTCTTTAC